AGCCTCTGCCATGACCACTGCCTCGTCTACGTTCGACCAAGATTCGACTTGTGGATCTCTCCGACCATCCACCCAAGCCTTCGTGGACCACGTTCTGCTTGTGTAAAAATTCGCTGATGCCATGATTCGATACTCCTTGCGAGCGGAATTGCTCTGCTTGAGTATCGCATAGTTTGCCCAGCCTTGTCCAGTCTTTCCCAAAAGAAACATCCCACCCGATCCGAAGATCGAGCGGGATGCAGGGCTTGGTGTTTCGATCTGGTGTCAGTCTTGCCAGCCTCCGTGCAAGCCTGCGCGACGTTCGGCATCGGTGTCGAAGTCGAATTCCTGATGGTCTTCCGATGACGTGACAACATCGTGAAGAGAGATCGAAACGAGATCAACGTGAGTGTCCATCTCATCAGCAATCGAGCAGAGGATGTCGTACGCGATTTTGGCTAGGTCCATGTCATGCACAAACGGGTATACCTCGTTTGCCTCCTCATCGTGATCGGGAATCGGTGCGAGGAAAGCATCCCCGACAATGCCACCCTCGATTGCCTCAGCACCAACAGTCGAGAGATGCGTGGCGAGATCGTTCATCATCGGCGAGCGCCCATCCTCATCGACGTACATGTTGAAGTCGTCAACCGTGCATCCTGCGCCGAGCGTTGCGTATTGCATGCATGCATGCTCTTTTGATTCAGAGAACCAGTTCTCCCCGGTTTCCACTGCGTGAAGTCGGAGGATCGTTTTGTCGTCGATTACTTCGAGATCCAGAACGGATGGAATTCGAATCACCAAGATGGTTTTTTCTTCCCGTACGTTCATCTTGCGATTGCCTTGGACTGGTTTCATTGCGTTACTCCTTGCTTGTGATTGCCGAGACGTTCCCGGCTTCACCCAAGGTATCGCCGGGATGCCCACCTTGTCAACATGAAAAGCCCCCCGAATCTCCAAGAAGATCCGAGGGGCGAGCGGGGGGGAGTAATTCGATCAGGCTAGACGCAGGGCGAAGCCTCTCTTCTCTGCTGCTGCTTTATCCTGCTCTCGTTTCCATTCATCATGGGGAAAACGTGCTTCATTCCGCAACCAGTTATCCGAATCTCTGAACTGATAATGGGGCGCTCGTAAGTCTAATTCTACGCCCATCGTTTCTTCGTCTCTCCACTTGTCTTCAGGGTATCGCAGCGAGAGGAATTTCGGCGCGTCTGCGTCTTCCTCCAATGCGAAGAACACGTTGTCTTCTGTGTCCATGAAAAGATAGGAGAATTCCGACGGCATCCACTCGCGATTGTTCTTGATGATATCGAGACTCGGAACGACTAGCCAAGCGTGTCCGGGATCGTGAATCCAAGCCCACCATCTGCGCGGGTCCAGACTCCGGTTGACTTCCATCGTCAAGACATCAGCGTGCTTTTTGTTTTGTAGGTCTAGCCATCTCATGCTGTCACCTCCTTTCCGAGAATCGTTTCGATCGGAAGAACAACGGCGGCGTGTGGTACGTCGCCGGTTTCGCTGTTCTTCACCATGCCGACGATTTCCCACAATCTCCTATCAATCGCTTTCTTGAGGCACTGCGCTTGTGATCCCCTACCGTGCTTCTCGGAAGCCTCGTCAGTATCCGCCCCGATTGCGTTGGCGATGGACCACTGGATATCGAGCGTCGCCCATCCGATTACGTTGATGGGCAGTCCGTGCTTATCGGTGATCGTGCTTTTTGGATTGGTCAGGTCGCTCTTGTAGGTATCCGCCATATAACCGAAGATCATCCACTCCTTCGGAGTAAAACCCAATTCCCGAACCTTGCGGTCATCGATGTTTTCGACGCCGATCACGGAGTGACCGTCGCCCCCGATCCAGTCCATCAGTGCGATGATGGACTGCGAGGAGAACCTCGTCCATCTCATACCGTTTTCATTGCGTACGTCTAACATTGTGCTTACTCCTTGACTCGTGATTGCCGAGACATTCCCGGCAATGCTCAAAGTATCGCCACAATGCCCGCGTGTCAATAAGAAAACCCCCCGGAATCTAAAAGACTCCGAGGGGCTGCGGTCAAGGCTCAATTCAATAGTCTGGTGTGTCCGGGAGATGCGCGGTCATCTGGTCAACGTCGCGGTGTGTTGTTCCCGCGATGTTGAAGGTGATCTTCTTGAGCGCGTCCGGCAGCGAGTCGATGAACTCCTGCTCTTTGCCAGACTCGCAAACTGCCCCGATATAGTTTCGGCACGACTGCCCTTCGAGAACTGATCCCCTTTCATAATTGTGGTGGAAGTAAAGCGTTGGGTTGCCGGTGTGGTATGTCTGCCCGCTTCCCGGTTCGATTGTGAAGTCGCCATCCGGGTGTCGATTGAGTCGTTCTTGCATGTCGCAGATCGTGTCGCTTAGGTCGTCAATCATCGGTTCGTCTCCGTAAGGGTTTCGTAGTTCTCCATCCAGTAGATCAGGATGTCCGCCGACTGCTTTGCAGTGAGATCTGGGAACACTTGGCGAAGGGGTTCGCTCGCCCCATACATGTTGATGAGTCCAGATTGCCTGATTCTCTCAAGGGCGACGAAGTGCTTGATCTTTGCGATTGCGGGTCTTTCTGACATTGTGATACTCCTTGACTTGGTGCATGGCGAGACGTTCCCGCCTTTGCTCAAAGTATCGTCCCATTGCCCGGCTGTCAACAGGGAAAATAAAAAAGCCCGCCCCACTTCCGAAGAAGCAGGGCGGGGCGGTCAAGGAGTCTGTTCAAGAGTGCGGGTAGCCGTCAGGCTCGACGCCAATCCAGATTCTACCACATGCCACCATCACGGTTCGGAATCCGTTTTCATCGGGCCGTCCGATTTCAGGGGCGGCTGATCGGAGAAAATAGCGGTACGGAGGCTTCGCGAATCCCCACCAATCATCTGATCGCTTCCAGATCATTCGGAGAGATCGCCGTTGTGGTTTTGATAGTTCACTGATCTTCATCGGTTTCTCCAAATTCAGATGATAGTTCTCGTAAGACATTCTTAGCGATTCCAAACGCGGCTTCGTCGCCGTCATCTACCGCTTGCGCAAGACTGAAAAGCCTAAGTCGCGTTTGGTGAATCTGCTCTCCAATCGAATCATGAGCATCAAGAATCCAATCCGCTGTGTATTCAAGCAATTCAACAGGGATGTGGGGGGCGACGGCGTCATGTGTCGGAGCATCCATGTGCTTGGAAAGTTTCCCACTTGGGTCTGCGGAATCAGCCAAGTCAATGGTTGATCCGATCAGGTTTTTGAGTAGTTCATAATGTTGTTCTTTCTCGTTCGTCATGCGAAGCCTCCAATAAGGATTTCTTCAGCACCGTACACGGCAGCCTTTCCGCAAGCCTCGCAGGTGTATCTACATGCATCGGGTTCGATGCAGTCGTGATGTTCTCCGCATGCGATGCACCATCCCACCATCTCATCGTTCTGTACCGCTTCCGTGAGTTCATCTAGGGGAATTAGATTCTTCATGCTCGGCCTCCTTTTCTTCGGCTTCGAGAATGTCGATCCACTCAGTCAGGATCTCGGAGATTTTCTTGCGGTCAAACCCCTCAAGACCCCAACCGTGCTTTACCAGTTCGTTGAGTCTTCGCGCTAGCGAGATTTCGTCAAGTGTTTCGATCGGTTTCATACTTCCACCTCCACGCTGCTTGATTCATCTGCCGCAAAGGCTTCCATGACGAGATTCGTGGCGGATTCCACCACGGCGTCGTCGGTCGGCTTCCCGTCTAACTGTGCTTCAGCGTGCGCCCATAGCAGGGTGCCATGCCGCAGGTTCACCGAGTGAACCTTTTCCTTGTTTCTCCAGACTGTCAGTTGCCATGATTTCATTGCGTTTGCTCCTTGCGGCGGTATTGCCGACTTGCACACCATACCTCGGGCAATGCCGGGTAGTCAAGGTATATTTGTAGCAAAACGGGAAATTGGGTAGCGGCGAGCAACCGAGAGCGGTATCCTATATCCGTGGGCAAAACCGCAAACCTAAGGAAATTCATGGCAAAGAAGAAGGCAACGAAGAAGAAAGAACTTGGAATCATTCCACTGGCGAAGGTTCCTGATTACATTCACGAACTAACCGATGGAAACATCGTGCGTTCGTTGAAGACGATCCGCAACTGGGTTTATCGAGGGGACTTGGAGTCAGTCAAGGTGGCTGGCAAAGTGTGGGTCCGAAAGGATTCAATCGACTTGTATCTATCGACGTTTGTCGAGGAAATGTGAGGAAATCATGTCAGGAGTAAAACTCGTCACCGATGGAACACTCTGGTTTCATCTTGAAGCAGCGAAGATCGTCGAAGTCGAACACGCGGAATACGCTCGTTTGATGGAGGTGAACGACATTCAGCGGATCAATCCGGTGAACATCACCACCATGAAATCCACGCGGCCATGCCCCGGATGCGGTGATTGGGCGGGACCATGCCCGAACGCGAGTTGTGTTGATACCACGAACGATGGGAGGTACTGCTGATGGCGATGATGCAAGTAAACAACGTGGAGGCGGCTTTTGTTTTTCCCGACAGGACCGTTATTCGCTGCGAGTTTTACGCTGACGTTCTAATCGAGTCGGGTGTGCTTTCTGATTACACCTCAAAGGAAATCGTTGATTTAGCAGTCATGGATTGCGAAGCGTTAAAGAAAAAGGTTGATTCTGGCGGGCAGCCGACGGAAATTGATATCATTGACGAGGAATGTATCGAGTACGTTGACAACTGAGGATGAGAAAAGGCACATCTCTTTCCTCCGCCCCTTCTCAAGCACATGTTGTTTGGGAGGGGGCTTTTCTTTGCGCGTAAAAACGACGCGAGAGTGGGCTTCTCGCGTCGCTTGAATAGCAACCCGCGTGAGTTACTACTCGACGCTCTCTACTTCAACAGAAACTCCTGCTGTAACCTTGCTTATGTTTTCATCAACCTTGACCCACAGGTCTTTAATCAAACTGTCATCTTTAATCATTCCACCCTTGGTCAGCGCGTCAAGCACTGGTTTGACTGGGCCGTCGATATCGCGTTTGCGATAATCCGGCCAACCGATAATTATTGTTACCGAGAGATTCCCGGTCATTGGAGTATCGCCAAGGCGTCCCATGATCGAAATCGTCACGGCTTCCTCAGCGTATTTCTTCCACTCACGCATCTTGGGAGATGTGATGAGCCTGCCGTTCACCGGAATCAAACGATGATTCGAAGTGGGGGGTAATTTCAGCTTGACCTTTAAACGCAATTTGCTTCCTCTCGCATTGCCACGAGCATCCAACCACCTTTTTTCACGATCGAGGGGTCTTCAGCACGTTTGATAAGTGTTGAAATGAATGTACACGGATCTGTTCGGCTTGCGATCGAGTGCAGGAGTTTAGTTGCTTCTCCCCGCTGCCTGACGCCGACAGGGCTTTCCGCCAGCAACGCCATTGCCCGGATCATCCGCTTGGGTTCTGCAACATAGCAAGCAGTTGTCCCAGAAAATGCCCCCTCCCCTGCTGCTTGTTCTTTTCTGCTCTTCTCTATGCTTGCTCTGCTCTGCTCTGCTCTAGTTCCGCTAGGTGTCTGCATTGTGTCCGCATCCGATGCGGACTTCCTCTGACGGCCCTTCCGAGAAGCCTCAGAAGCCCTCCTTTTGGCCGAAGCACCGTTGTGGTCATCAAATGACGGCACAACCACGCCCTCAGATGGCTCCTGAGCGATTTCTAACCAACCAACCGACGCGAGGGTCGTCGAGAACCCCGGAACGCTCACACGGCGATCTAGCCAGTCTGGAGACATATGGGGTAAAACCCCGTCTTCCGAGTGCTGGTCCGCAATGGCCCAAAGCGTAAAAAGTGCGCCTAGGACCGTGGTTTCGGTTTGATCGCACATCATGGCAATTCTGCCCACTCGGGGATCACCAATCAGATTTGTCCGCATTTTGATCCAGCTCAAAGTTCTTCCAATCTAAGAATGGTCCTGCGGGGACTCGAACCCCGGACCAAGCGATTAAAAGTCGCTTGCTCTACCAACTGAGCTACAGAACCAAAGGGAGGGGGGAGGGCATGTCCTACCGACTTGGCCCTCCCCCTGCTTCTGGCAGGAGCAACCCTGCCGCAGATGGTCACGCTGCTCATCGGGTAGGAAACCGTGAGCAAATTCTGAGACCACTCCTCTTAGAACGGCGTGTCGTTAGTAGTGGTGGGAGGGGCGGGAGGAACGGGAGCCGTAGGCACGATGATTTCGTCAATCCAGTTTCGGAACTGGCCCGGATTGTTCTTGGCTTCCTTTTTCGTCACGCGAATTGACGAATTTCTACCAGTGAAATGTCGAGGATCGAATGAGCCTGCTTCGTACTGCTCGATCGCACCGAAACACTTTGCGAGGCATTTCAGGTGATGAACATGGAAACCCTTGCTCATGTTCAGCCACTGACGCATGTAGACCACGTCTGAACCGTTGTAAACGTCCCAATCCAACTCATACTCGTCGTTCTGGTTGATCTTCACAGCCTTCAGGGTGGCGTTGTAAACCCCCGACTCTACGATTGGTCTCGATGCCGGACTATCACTCGCGATACTCTTGTCATATGACAGTGTCATTTTTCACTCTCCAAAATTGCCTGCAACTTCTCGATACTGCGCTCCGCCACGTCGGCAGACGCTTCACTCAAATCACCAACTTTAAACTTCGTCATGATCTTTTCTCGGAACAGTGGGCCTCGGTCCTTGAGCTTTGCCAGCAAACCCTCCCACACGGCAAGCCTCTCCGCGTTCACAAGTGCCACAGGCTTCACATCACGCTCAAGAACATCTCTTCCGTATGCTTCAGCAAAGCTTTCGTATGAGAACTCAAACCCAACGTTCTGCTTGATGGTTTCGACACGGCTTTTAATAGGCATCGCGAAACGCTGTTCGCCGCGAACCTGAATCTCCATCACCATGTCAAACAGGTAGTCAAACTTCTTGGGACCGTCGAACGTGTTCCCGATCAGGCTCATACCCGTGCCATACTGGTTCTTGGCGTGGCAAGTACAGATTACATTCATGTCCAAACGAACGAGAGCCGCACTTAACTGCTCGAACTTCTTGTTCGCTGCACCATAGTGCTTGCCGTACTCGTCGCCCACCTTCATCTCCATGCGATCGACAAGAACTTTGTAGACCGTGGAGATGGGATCAATAACCAGCGTCTTGTAGGGATGCTCTTCTTCCGTAAGAGCCATGACCTCAGACATAATGTCGTCAAATTCAATAGTCGAGAAGATGGCACCGCCACGATCTTCAACCTTGCGAACGTACTGGTCGTTTTGGCAACCAGCCTCGGTGTCGATGACGTAGGGGCGAGGGAAATTGATACTCGCCGTAGTCTTCCCAGAGCCAGCAGGCCCGTACAACAACAACTTCAGCCTCTTCTCGTCAGGGGTTGGGATTTTACCTCTTAGCTTTGACATCTTTTAGCATCTCCATATTCCAGTCCATTCGTTTAAAAATTTCTGCCACAGAAAACTCGCAAACTCCACAAGACCTATCAATTTCTACACCCTTGCTAACGAGCGAAGCCATTTGGTAGGGATCACCAAGCATCCCACTAAATGAACCAAGCTTGTTTTTTTCGCGATTCACAGTGACACCGTGATACATACCCAAATTGATTTCACTAACCAGCCAATGCTCGCAAGTATTACGAAACAGCCAACCTACCATCACCGGCCAATTACGAGGAGACCCCCTCCTCTTTGGCACCTTTGGCGCACGCTCCCACAACTTGTGCGGAAACAGCACTGACTTTTCAACAGCCGATCCAAACCTTTGCACACTTTTCATGTTTCTTCCTTTCTGGGCTTGAAACTGCCCGTGTATACTGTACCCTGCTCATTCGTACCCATCAACCCTCCAGAGGACAGAAATGACAACAGAAAACAAAATTCCACCATTCGCTTTAACCCAAGAGTCGCGGGTCTACGGGCCGTGCGATAACCACTGGAGATCAATCCGGATTACTTGGGATGAAAGCACAGACACCTTCTTAGTTGAAACGACACAGGATGACCCATGCCCAGAAGACCCTTTTGATACCAAACAAGATTGGCATGTTGAGAAAGCAAACGGAGTCGCGCACTGGATGGGACTCTGCCTGAATGCGATCTACGACGATTACATGCACCTTGCAGTCTCTGTTACTTCGTCCAAGTTGTTCATACTCGGAACGATGTTCATGAAGAACACCATGATCTACGACGACTTCATGCTCAGCGTACTTCGCGACAACACAATGGTTGACTACGACGCTATCGCTAAGTCTTTCGTGGAATACCAAGCAAAGAACAAGGATCTGAGGTAGTGAGTAGGCCCAAGTTTAGAAAGAGAATGCCGGGCGACTGCGAAATCTGCGGATTTCGCGGTTGTCCAGCATGCTCTGAAGAAGAGTTGTTTCGTCAAATGAGAATTAGAGACTATGAGTGTCTAGAAGACCCGCACATTTGGGTTGCTTTGCACGACCAAATAATTGGCTTGAAAGCTGACGCAAGTGCTTTGCAAATACACCCGGAAAAGGTCGCCAAAGACTTTGGGAAAAGACTTAACAAAATCGCTTCGATATTCGAAGAGATTTGTAAAAGAAGGCTTAGCGATTAAGCCACTCCATGTTGACTCGGTTCCCATCAATATCAAACTCCGGCGGGTCGCTCTTGGCCTCCGGGGTTTTTTTTATTCCCAACACAAGCTCGTCAACAAGGTCTATCACTTTGATCCCACGGTTGGCGGACTGTTGTTGCAGTGCTGAATAAGCAGCGGTACGAATGCGAATGCTAGTTGTCGGTGGTTTTTTGCTTGTCATTTGATTTTTCCTCGTAAGCAGCGATTCCTGAAAGAATATAAAGCTGTTGGTCGTCGTCCAGACCACGAAACCACTTCCCGGCAATTGTGTCGTCCGCGTTTTTGATTGCACGAAGCAGGTAAGGCATTTTCCGTCGTTCCATCCAGCCCTCGACGGCATTTTCGACCTTGTCTGTGAGACGCACCTTTTCAGTGTTAAAAATTGCTGTGTTCATTAACATGCCTTCGGCATCAACAAACGCATTAAATTTTGCCTTTGTTTTGATCTCTTCTACTGCATTTTTCAAAACAGATCGAACTTTTTCAAGGGCATCCGTTTTTTCTTTGTCGGTTTTGGTTGATTCGTAAGCGTCGATTGCACTTGCAATTGGAATGGCGATTTCCTGAATGTCTTCTCTTTCTTTAGCGACCATCCATTTGAGGGTATGAATAAGATCCCCTTCTTCCATCGTCTTTATACTCTGGAATCCAAGCGCCCTTGCAATCCTTTCAAGAGAAGAGTCTTCCATTACCAAGTTGCCACTTCGGGAAGTGCGACGGCTTTCCTCTTCAATAGCACGAACCATTTCGTAGATCGAGCGGAATACGCCAAACGATCTTAACGCGCTCTCGGTCCTTGACTGGAAGGGGTTTTCTGCTCTTGTCAAAGAGTCAATCACATCAACGGCACTTCGACCGCCAGCACCCATAATAAGGTCTGTTCCAATCGAGGCCAAGCCTTCGCCAATAGTCTCTGCTCTACGGTCGATAAACACTGGTGCCGGACTCATGCTGTCGGAGATATTGAATTCCCCGTCAAACAACGCTGAAAGTATGCCGTAGCTAATCATGTCGGAGATGTAATCTATGCTACTCCGTTGTTCTTTAGAGAACGATCCTGCCGAACCTGTTTTTCGGTACTTGTCAATCGCTGCTTGAACCTTTTCTATCTGGTTTTTTCTTTCTTCGTCGTCGTCGGGAACTATTCCGATTTGCTGCATGATCGACACAATCATGTCGTTTACAAAATTAGCATTTGCGTAATAACCAAGACCGACCAAACCCATAAACGTGTTCGGCAATATCGCTCGAACGCCCCCGTAAACTAAAACGCCCAACAACCAACGCCCGGAGGCGGTTTTGCTTCCACCCTTGGTGAAGAAGTTGCCAGCGGCGTATCCCACCTGAGACGCGGAGAACCTTCGGAACTGTCCAATGGTCATCCCGGTCTGGGTTCTCCATGCACCGCCAATCTCTGCCGCGTTGTATGGGTATTGAGTCGCAAACCTGAGCGTCCTAGCGTGTTCGACGGCGTAACGCTCGGTCGCACCTCTTCGTTTGGCGTGATAATAACCAATCAAGAAAGTGGCGTTCTGGTTGTACTGCTCGGTAATACTGAACGGGTTCCATTCCATCATCTTCTTCCAAGCGGCCAACGTAACCGCCTTGGCCGTCTTTGGAATGTTCGTGCCGTAGCGTTTAATCTCAGCGGTAAGAACCGTGCCGTCTTCCCAAGTTCCACGACCCGTGTAAGTGCCGTGCTGCTTAAGAATCGACAAGGCTCGACGGGGGTGTTTTACAATTTCAGCGCTAGCCATAAGGGTGTTCTTGTAACCCAGCTCCGCCGCAACAAACACCGGGATCTGGGTCAAGTTGACAAATGACCCCTTGATGCTCCAAGAAAGGTTTGCCGCGTAGAAAATCTCACGATACTTTCGGCCAGCTGCCGTACCCATGCGTCTGGGCAACTTGCCCCCGCCAATGCCAGTCCACGAAGGGAGCTGATAAGCAACAACATCAACGGTGGCATTTACAACGTTCTCAATTTCTTGGAGAAACCCCGGCTGCTTACCTGTCCAAAGGAAATTCAAACGGTCTTGAAGGTCTGCGGCCTTGTTTTGCTCACGCTTGTTTGCAAGGTCTTCAATAACCGGCACTACTTCAAAGTTTGCTTTCGTCAGTTCTTGCCAACGGTGGAAACCGATGACCGAAGCCTGCCACACCTGCATGTAATCTTGGGTGTAACCTTCTCCGCCCTTTCGTTTCAAGAACGGGTCGTAGAACTTGGTTTTGTATTTGTTTTGTCCAACCACACCCTTTTTAGCCGAACTGGCTTCTGAAGATGTCAGACCCTGCATACGCAGGTTCTTTTCCATTTCCCGCACTTGCCTCGTGCTTAAGCGAAGTACATCCGAAGGGTAATAAGAGTTCATATCAATCATAACGTCGTCGTCTGGGTAAATCTTCAGCCAGTTTTCTCGAACCTCTTCAGCTTGGAACATAGTGGTTTGACCCGCTTCGCCAAATCTTCGAGAAGGCAAATTCATCGTTCCGTCATTAAAGATGTTCTGGTACTCATCTGGCATCTCGCCGGTCTTCGGGTCTTTCCGCCTGTACTGGACAACAAAGTCTCCGACCCAACTATGGAACACATGGCCGTATCGAATGCCCCATGAGAACGTCGGTATTTCAACCAAAGTCATATCTCTGGCAGCGGTTTCGGTTATGTCGAAGCCCCTACTGTCAAGAATGGTGAACCTGTCGGTTTGAAGTGTCCAGCCAAGTTCAAGCTCTTCAGCCTTTTCCATGAACTGCTTGGTTCGATCGCCCCACTGGTTTTGCAGAGCGCGATTAATC